GGCAATTTTAGGCGAGCCAACTGAGTATGTGATGAACTTATCTGGTCACGGACTCTATGGTTGTGTGCTTCGGAAGACAAAAACTTCAGGCAAATGGTTTCAGGACTACTTGACAACTATAAAGATGAAGTTGTATAATAAGAAAATGACAAAAATGTTGAAAAGTATCTTAGAACACAAGAAAAATGGAGATTATGATGAATAGAAATGCAAAAGCTGAGCTGTTTAATGACTTACACACGGGTAAATGCGAAGTTTTGTTTCAAAAAGTCAACGGAGAGCGCCGGAAAATGATTTGTACGCTCGCCCCTAAAGCATTAGTCGAGAAATTTGGCACAAAATACAAAGATAAAGTTGAATTTGATGCAAAAGCGAAAGCTCAACCTGTTTTTGACATAGAAAAACAAGAATGGCGCTCATTTTTGTATGACAAAGTGATAAATTATGAAAAAATGCCTCTTGAGGAGCGAGTCTGATGAAAAGATACATTGTTGAAACGCTGGAAATGACTCAAAACTTCTATGTTATCGAAGCCGAGAGTGAACAAAGTGCTAGAGACATTTCCCAATACGCCACCGACAACTGGCACAACACTTTACAGACAACTCATGTAAGTTGCAACGAGTTAGATGTCGATTATTTGAAATATTTGCAGAAAAAGAGATATTGGAATGATATCACAACGTCTTATAATGAGGTTCGTACAAATTATTATGAAGATTATGGTATTCAATCAAACTCATACAAAGTATCAGGCGTAACTCATGAATTTTCTTATCTAAATGACTTTTTCTCAACTCTAAATAAAATTGTGTAATATCTTTATGGAAAGGAGTGAAATATGTGGACTAAGCCTTCAGCTACTGATCTTAGATTCGGTTTTGAGATCACCATGTATGTTGCAGCTAAATAACGAGAATCGACCTTCGATTCTGAGCTGTTTAAATTATAACTAACCTCCCAATCGGGAGGTTTTTTATGGAGGAAATATGAGAAGTTATCTACCTGAAGTAAAATTTAAAGTAAGAGTGAGAGATGAATCCATTGGTGGGGATAATCCATATAAATGGGAAGAAAAGACAACAAGTAGTTTTTTTGCAAGTAAGCGGGTCGTGTTATTTTCACTACCTGGTGCTTTTACGCCAACTTGCTCAACTTTCCAATTACCAGGTTTTGAAGAAAAATATGATGAGATAAAAAGTCTAGGGATTGATGAAGTTTATTGTATTTCAGTAAATGATTCTTTTGTGATGAACGCTTGGGCTAAAAGTCAGAACTTAAAAAATGTAAAAGTAATACCTGATGGTAATAGTGATTTTACATCTGGTATGGATATGTTGGTTGAAAAAAATAATTTGGGTTTTGGTGATAGATCATGGCGATATGCAGTTGTAGTCAATAATTGTGCAATCGAAGAATGGTTTGTAGAACCAGGATTAGAAGATAATCACGAAGAAGACCCTTATGGTGAAACCTCACCAGAAAATATTTTAAAATATCTTTATGCACACACCGATAACGCCAATAGCTGATATCATTATTAAGATAATGGATATTGCTTTATGGATAATAATATTTTTGGCTATAGGTATAATAAGTTTGATGTTATTGACTGCTGCTATAGCCCTATCATTTGTTTTACTTGATATAAGTTATGATTGGTCGTGGATGTTATCCATAGGCAAAACTTGAACCACACCCACAAGTAGCAGTTGCTTGTGGGTTTCTTATTACAAAAGATGCTCCTTGTAAATCATCTTTATAATCTATCTCAGCACCCCACATATATTGATAACTCATATTATCAACTACCACACTTGCACCAGACTGTTCAACTTTAGTGTCATCTTGTTCAAGTTCTTCTGCAAATGCAAACCCATATTGAAATCCAGAACAACCACCACCTTGTACAAAGATTCTTAGACCTGTTGCACTTTTCTCTTCACTCACTAAAGACTTTATCTTTTTAGCGGCCGCCTCTGTTATGTGAAATGGGTCTGGCATTTTGTCATCTGTGCTTGAATCAGCAAAGTCTAACAAGGCATCAGCATCGGACTTTTCTTCTTTTTTTCTAAACAGTTGACTAAACATTATCTTTTTGCCTCTTTTAGATATGCAGCTAAGTTTTCAATATCTTTATCTGATAATGGCTTTGCCATCATAATCATCAATGCAGAGTTAGGTCCTATCTCTTCACCTGCTCTGTATCTCTTTAATCTATCTATTGTATATTCAATTGGATTACCAGATACTTTTGGATAACTTGCCATACCCATACCAGAAGGGCCATGACATTGTTTACAATTCATATTAAACTTAGCCTCACCAAGTTTTGCATTACCAGCAAATGTTGGGTTCATAAAAATAACTAACAAAAGTAAAATTATTTTAATCATTCTATCTCCTTAGTACGTTCATTACTGATGGACAACTAAAACCGGGTCCAACATTATTGTTTTCAACTCTATATTCTCTTTTACGAGTCTTTGTGTTAAACTTCAATGGACATCTATATATACAGTTAAAACCACCATCACTTCTTTTTTTTCTTTCTGTTATATAACAATTGATAGAATCTCTACGAGCCTTCTCTCTTTCAATTCTTTGTTTGCGTTCTCTCTTCTTTGCCTCTACTGGGTCAATGCCTCTTGGTGGTGGCACGGCATCAACAGCAAAACTAAACATGAGTAAGAGTAAAAAAATTATTTTCATTAGTTTATAAAAAATCCTTCGTCTACTGTGAGACCAGCAAATTTCTTTTTATACCTTATAATCACTACACCATCTGCACCATCACCGCCTGTTCCTGGAGCAGCACCTGGTGCATTACCACCGCCACCTCCACCACCAGAACCCCTGTTTGCAACTGCGTTAGTGCCGTTTACACTTGGACCACCTCCGCCATTACCACCTGTATTTGCACTACCTCCGTAAGGTATCGCTGATGCTGTTTCTGTACCACCACCTCCCCCAGCTGCGTATGCTTTTCCACCAAATATTATACCTGATCCTCCTTGACTAACTGCTTTATGTGGTGAACCAAAATTACCGGCGCCTCCTCCGCCACCGCCACCTCCAGGTTCTTCACCAATACCACCTATATTACCTTGTTGTAAAACAATTCCTGTGCCAGTATTATTTGCAGAACCGCCAGCACCTGCACCACTATAAAGTGAACCACCGCCTCCAGAACCTCCAGGGTTTCCATCTCTTTGACCTGGATGACTTGTACCACCACCGCCACCACCTTCTGTATAATATTGATTATTAAAGATTGAATTTGAACCGTTAGCCCCTTTTGTGCTAGGCGGCGCACCTGAACCACCAGATCCTACTGCAACTGGGTATGTCGAATCTTTTGTAACAGGAAAATTAGAGAGATAAACTAAACCTCCTGCACCTCCGCCACCAGCTCTATCAGCTCCTCCTCCACCACCGCCTGCAACAACTAAAACATCTACATTCATAGTTGCGCCAGCTGTAAACGTACCTGGACTTGTAAATGTATGTACGGCCTCATCTTCTTCAAAAGTAACACCACCACCGGATGTGCCTACTGAGTTATTTGTCATAGCGGTTGGTATTTCTTTTGCATATCTTAAAACTACAATACCAGATCCTCCTGCACCAGATGTTACACTAGGGTCGCCTGTGCCCCCACCACCACCGCCTCGATTAGCCGTGCCAGCTGTGCCTGCACCTGCATCATAAGATCCTGCGCCACCGCCTCCGATACCGCCTGGTCCTAAAGTAGCACCGCCACCTGCTGAGTCGGCACCACCACCCCCTCCACCTGCATAATCTACTTTTTCACCGGTGATTGAAAAAGAGCCTCCATTACCACCTCTACCACCAGTAGCGAAACCATCACCACCTTTTTCAAAGAAACCTCCACCACCTCCACCTGACCCTACAGGACCAGGACTACCACGACCGCCTGGATTTCCCTCAGGTGCTAGATAGTCACCAAGAATATTTCCTGGACCACCAAAGTTATTTTGGTGAGCTCCTCCACCACCTGAACCACCCGGCATCCCAGGTCCGTTTGTAGATGGACTAGATGGTTGTAAAGTGCCACCACCACCCCCACCTGATGCTATTACTAGTGAAGAAATATTAGATATATTTCCGTTTGACCCAGCAGGACCGCCTGCAGCTGAAGTAACAGAGGCCGCACCTGCACCTACATTAATTGTGTGAGTGCCTGTATCTAAAGATAAACCTGTGCCGTATCTTACACCTCCAGCACCACCGCCACCGCCAGTATAACAACCGCCACTACCACCACCCCCAATTACTAGATACTCTACTGATAAATCCGCACCTGCTGTAAAGGTGCCTGAGCTCGTAAACGTGTGAATTGCATAGGCGTTGTCAGTTGTTTTTGTACCACCTGATGAAGAGGTAAACACATTTGAAAATTGATTAGTTGTAGCTTGTGCTGTTACATATCGTAATACAACAATACCTGACCCACCAGCACCACCTGCGGCTGCAGATCCAGGTTGGTGACTACTTGTGCCACCGCCTCCGCCACCACCTCTGTTTACTGCACCACCACCCCCATTACCAACAGCTGCTGGGGCAGCTTTATATTGACTACCAGTTGGTGCTTTAGGGTTAGCACCACCTGCACCACCTCCTCCAACGCCACCAGGAGCACCTAAAGCGGCCGCATTACCTGATGCTGGGCCTGTGTAACAACCACCACCGCCACCCCCACCATATGCAGTCATAGTGCCAGTTATCGCAGAGTTTATACCCCCACCACCAAACCCATTTAATGAAACGCCTACTGGTGAACCATAGAGTGGAGATGGGTTTGAGTCATCACCACCAATCCCGCCTGGTCCTCCTGCACCACCTCCACCTCCGCCATTAGTATGTCCTATGGGAAAAGTTCCACCTCCAGGATGACCTTCTACACCTTCATCATCAGCAAATCGACCTTGATTGCCAGCACCACCAACATAAAGTGCATTATCCCAATTACCGCCTCCACCGCCAGAACCACCTGAACGACCCGTGGCAGCTGCACCACCTCCGCCACCACCAGTTGCAGATATTGTTGCAAAACTTGAATTAGTGCCGTTAGCGCCATTAGTAGAACCTGTGCTCTCTGGTGTAGCCCCGCCCCCACCACCTACCGTTACATTGTATGTTTCTGTTGAGTCAACTTGAATAACACCTTGTCTTACACCACCTGCACCGCCACCTCCAAATAACATAGCGCCACCACCACCGCCACCAACAACAAGATACTCAACTGTGCCTGAAAAACTAGGATCAAATGTGCCTGATTCTACAAAAGTATGAACTGTAAAGTTATTTGTAACATCTACTGTTCTCGCACCACCAGTTGTATTTGTTGCCACATTGATAGTGGTCATGCCTGTTATACCTGTTACACCAAAAGATAAACCTATTGGGTATTGATACCCTTCGGGGCGACCAATTGTCTGTTCGTTTAATTGTCTAAAATTATCACCCATCCACTTGTCCTTTATGTTTTTGATAACCTTGTTTCATTTGTCTTTTGCGATCAACGTGTTTACCAGCACCAGACTTAGGAGCATTTAAATGCACTAGATTTCTTTGTTTTAATTCTTTTCTTAAATCTTTCAACTTTTTCATTTTTTCTTATCCATCCAAGCAGTAACACCCATAAATGCACCTGCAACACCAGCTGCAGCTATAAAGTATGTTGGAGCAATAGTTGCTAATAAATCAGCAGACTTAGTTAAACCAAACCATTCACAGAACATAATACAAGCTGGGTAACTTATCATGCCAACAAGTGCATACCATGCCATCATTCTTTGATGTCTCTGCCTCCTATTTAATCTCTCTATATCTTCTATCTCACGAATGTCTTGTATTTCATTATCTGTTATTTCTCCATCATTATCTACATCATACTTTTCTAGTATCGACCCTGGTTGTAATTTCTTGCCTGTTTTGGCTGCTGATTTTACCATTTTCTTTTCCTTTAAATCCTGGTGCGTTCACGATCAAATCTATCATATACCAAATGATCCATACTGAAAATATTATGACTGTTCCTCCAATCGCAAGTTGTTTAATTATCCAAAAAAATTTCTTTCTTCTTCGCATCTGCTCATATATTTGCTTCTCTCGGTCTTCTTTTATTTGACGCCTTCTTCTAATAAATTCCCTATAGCCATCGAGTCCTAAATGATGGAGTTCACCCCATGTAAACATATGTCGGATTTGATCCTCCATATCTTTAATTTTCTTTTTAGCGATTATATGGTCAAATGCCTCCTGTGTTGTTGACTTACTGAAACCTATCTTATCAAATAAACCCGGTTTCTTTGGTTTATTTTCGTTCATATGTTCATGCACATCTGATATGTGCCCAGCCCATTTGCTTAAGGCGCCATATATGTCCTCTACATCTTTGCCTAGCTGAACTGCTTTCTTGATTCCAGTAAAGGCAGCTGAAGCTAGGGACAAAGCCGTGATTGGATCTATCATGCTATCTTTACCCTATTTTAAGTTGACAATTTATAACAAAATAATTATAATGTCATAACAGCATGACAGATATTATCAAATCTGCCTACATCAGGTAAGTATTTATGTTATAGTGTTCTATATACCTTGGTAAACAAAAGAAATAATTATGGCAAAATTAACTGACGAGAAAAGAATTAGGAATCTTTTACAGCTATATGAGTTAGATTTGACCACAAAAGGGTCATACGCTAAGATTCGTAAACATATAAAAAAGAAACACAAAGTAAATGCTTCTGAGCAAGCCTCGACTATGCCTAAAAGATTTGGTCTTATTTGTGCATTACTTGATGAACACAAAGCTGTTTTACCAGAAGATTTGCAAACTTATTATGATAAGATGGTTTCAGAGATTTTACAAAAAATCAAAGATAACCCACCTGATGAAAATGAAAAACCAAAAGTCAATATTCAAGATAGACTTCGTGAGAAAGCAGACTTAGCCATTGTTGAATTAGAAGAACAAGTTGATGAGATTATGTTATCAGACTTTCAAGAAAAACCATCACCTATGGCATCTTTGGTAAAGTATCAACTAAAACCAATGCACCTAAGATTTGTTATAAAATGGGCAAATGAAGAACTTGAGGATTGGGTAGAGTCATTAGAATCGGATGACCCACAACTCAAAGAGGCATATGCCCACACAACAAAAACAAAAAAGAAAAAAATGATTGCCTATTTTAATTCGGTAAAAGAGTGTTGTGAAAAGATTAAAAGCTTGACTAAAAAGAAATCCTCTGTTAGGATAAAGATAAGATGATAATATTTGATTATAACCAAGTTGCTATATCTAATCTGATGGAACAAATCGGGTACTCTAAAACAGAAGTACAAGAAGATTTAGTTCGTCATATGATATTGAATACAATTAGAACTTATGTAAAGAAGTTTAAGAAAACACATGGCCCAGAAGTTATACTTGCCTGTGATAATAAAAACTATTGGCGTAAAGAATTATTCCCTAACTACAAAGCATCTCGTAAGAAGGTCAGGGAGACTTCAGGACACGACTGGAATGTAATCTTTGAATGTCTGAATAAGATTCGTGATGAACTCAAGGAGAACTCTCCTTACAAGGTTATAGAGATTGACACCTGTGAAGCAGATGATATTATTGCCACGATAGTAACAAAATATTCAGCGAATGAAAAGATAATGATACTTTCAAGTGATAAAGATTTTGCACAACTACAAAAGTTTAAGAATGTAGAACAATATTCACCTATATTAAAAAAGTATGTAAAAGAAGAATTGCCTTCATTACAACTGAAGCAACTTATTATTCGTGGTGATAAGGGTGATGGCATACCAAACATCATGTCGCCTGATGATGTGTTTGTTACAGGTGGTCGCCAGAAGCCAATTACAAACAAAAACATAATCAAATGGCTAAATGAGAAGCCAGAAGATTTTTGTAATGAAGAAATGTTCCGTAACTATAAGCGTAATGAAATCTTGATTGACTTATCAAAAGTACCTGAGAGACTCAAGGAAGAAATACTACATAGTTATGATACAGTAAAAGGGAAGACCAAACAGGTCTTTATGAATTATATGATTAACAAAAGACTCAAGAACTTACTTGAGGTTATAGACGAGTTTTAATATGCCAGCTGAAAAATTATATTCCGAAATATTTGATGAGTTTGAACAACTACCATCAAGAAAAGATCGTATTGAATTTTTAGGTAAACACAGCGAAAAAGCTTTCACTACATTTTTAGAAATGGCTTTTAATAAAGACATTCAATTTGATGTAGAAGCATTACCAGACACTTATCGACCGGCACTTGAACCTGCTGGTCTAAACTACACATATCTAAATTTAGAAGTGCCAAAACTTTGGCGATTTATCAAAGGTAATCCTAAAAAGCCAGAGGGTCTTACAGTAGAAAAACAAAGAAAATTATTGGTAGTGATACTTGAGGCCTTACACGCTGATGAAGCCAGACTTTTTGTAGGTATGTTTGCAAAAGATTTAAAGGTACGATATCTAACACCAAAATTAGTGAAAGAGGTTTTCCCTCATTTGAATATATGAAAATAGTTGTAGTGTCTGGTGGTTTCGACCCCATACATTCTGGTCATTTAGCATATTTTAGAGAAGCCAAAGAGTTGGGTATGTACCTAATTGTTGGTGTGAACTCTGATGAATGGCTGATGAGAAAGAAAGGTTATGTTTTCATGCCGATAGAAGAGCGTGAAGAAATAATTAAAAGTATTAAATATGTAAATGGTGTCAATCGTTTTAATGATGATGATGATTCTGCAATTGATCTACTGCATAAAGTAAAGTATTGGTACCCCAGCGATGAAATCATATTTGCAAATGGTGGTGACCGTAACAAATCAAATTGTAGAGAGTTATCGGTAGAGGGTGTTAAATTTGTTTATGGTGTCGGTGGTAAAGATAAAATGAACTCATCATCTGAAATTGTGGAGAAAGTAAGAACATGAAAGTAGCTGTAGTTACACCATCAATCGGTCAAGATACATTAACACAATGTCTACTTTCAATACAAAAACAAGAGTATGATAATATAGTGCATTATGTTTTTATTGATGGTTATGAACATAAAGAAAATGTCATAAATCAAATGGCTTTAAAAACTGGATCTGGCACACTAAAACCATTTGAAGATCAAAAAGTACCTATTAAAACAGTTACACTAGAAGAGAATGTTGGTAAAGGTTGGTATGGGCATAGAGTGTATTCTGCCTGTTCTTTTCTTGTAAATGCTGATGCAATATGTTACCTTGATGAAGATAACTGGTTTGAACCAGATCACGTTAAACGACTAGTGGAGAAATTAAACAATGGAAATCAATGGGCTTATTCATTACGCAAAATCTATGATCAAGAGGGTAAATATGTTTGTGAAGACAATTGTGAATCGCTTGGTAGATGGCCTGTCTATTTTAACGATAAGGTACATCACATTGATACCTCATCTTATATTGTTCGCCGTGATGTTGCTGTTACCGTTGGCCACGCTTGGTACGGGCAATGGGGTGCAGATAGACAATTCTTTGCAAATCTAAGACAAAACTTTCCACAATATGAATGTACAAATAAACATACATTGTGTTACCGTTTAGACAACAATACTGGTAAAGGCGAATCAAATCCAAATTCAGTTAATAAAGACTTTTTCATAAAAGGTAATAAAATACAAAAGGAAAAGTATGATACGATACATTTTCCATGGAAAAAAGAAATGAAAACCGTGGCGAGAGTCGCACCTGGGATATCAATTATAGAATGAATGTCAAACTTACAGAATTAACCGGTGTTTTACTCATAACACCATCAGTTACATTTGCAGATTTCAGAGGTACAAATACTGAAAACTGGAATAGAATAGAATATGAAGATTATGGTATTCATAATGACTGGGTGTTAGATAGTATAAGCACATCAAGAAAACACGTTTTGCGTGGCATCCATGGCGATGGTCATACAACAAAACTTATATCTTGTTTATTTGGTGAAATTTATTTTGTCGTTATCAATAATGACCCAGACTCAAATCAATATAAACAATGGCAATCTTTTCATCTATCAGGTGCAAATAGAAGACAAGTTTTAGTGCCACCTAAATTTGGTAATGGCCACCTTGTAATGTCAGACCATGCAGTATTCAGTTATAAATTAGATGCCTACTATGATATTAAAAGCCAATTCACAATAAAATGGAATGATGAAGAATCACACAACATCTGGTGGCCAATTAAAAACCCAATTACATCTTTAAGAGATTCGTGAAAAAATTATTAGTTACAGGTGGTGCAGGTTATCTTGGTAAACATCTTGCTAAAACTTTATATAACGCAGGACACGAGGTCTATTGTATTGATAGAGTAAGGGCAAACTGTAAGTATTACCAAGAAGAAGTAGAGGCAGACTTTAGAAAATATCCAGATTCTTTGTATCGTGTTCTTATAAAGAATATTGATACAGTATTTCATTTAGCTGGTCGTATTGAAGTTGGTTTTTCATGGGATGAACCAATATCTTTTTGGCAAGATAATACCATGTCAACAATGATCTTAATTGACATGATGAAAAAACATGATGTGCCTAATTTAGTTTATTCTTCAAGTGCTGGTGTTTATGAACCAAAAGACCGGTTGATTGATGAGAGAGATCCAATTGCGTATAATAATCCATATGCAAACTCAAAGATAGCAGCTGAAAATGCCATTCGTGATTCTGGCATCAATCATACAATTTTTAGATTCTTTAATTTAGCTGGTGCAGATCCAGATGGTGAGATGGGTGAAGATCATATACCAGAGACACATATGATACCATTACTCTTTCAAAATCTAAATAATTTCGTGATAAATGGTAATAATTATCAAACAAAAGATGGCACTTGTGTTCGTGATTATGTTCATGTAACAGATGTTGCCAATGCTCATTTACTGGCAATGAACTACTTAAATACCTGGAAACAAGGTCAAACTGCCACAATTAATCTAGGGACTGGTGTAGGATATTCCAACTTAGAGATTGTTAATATTGCAAAAGAAATATTAGGGTTAGATATAAAATATCAGTTTGGACCTAGAAGGCAAGGCGACCCATCAAAGTTAGTCGCAAGTATTGATACTGCAAAAAGTTTGTTGGGTTATGAACCAAAGTATGATATCTCTGATATATTGAAAACAGCTTATTCATGGTATAATAAATGAACGTAGATGAAAAAATTGATAATAAGTTTTTTGACAAGAGTGTACACTTTTTATCTGGTGATGTTACAACTGACTCTGTTGAAAAAATCATAAGATGGATATTATATCATAATCTCGACACAACAAAAAAAGAACTCACACTTTACATCAACTCTGATGGTGGCACTTTACCTGATGCTCTTGGTGTGATTGACTTGATGCAATCGTCTATACATGATTTTAAAACAGTCTCACTTGGTTCATCAATGTCAGCCGCTTTTTATATTCTTATATCAGGTACAAAAGGTAAAAGATATGCAGGCAAATACTCATCTCTCATGTGTCATCAGTTTTCTGCTGAGTGTACTATGACTAAACACCACGACACAAGAGCATGGGTAAAAGAGAATGATAATTTAAGTAGTAAGACACAAAAAATATTGGAGTTTGCTGGATTACCTAAACAACATTTTAAAAAGTTTATAGGTCCAACAGATTTCTATATGTCAGCCAAAGAGGCTTTAGATTATGGTGTTATTGATAAAATTTTATAGGAGTAAAAATGCAAGAAGGTAGAAAAGTGTTAAAATCAAAACACACTAAATTTAAAAAAACCAATAGACCACCAAAACATGATAAAGTGAAACACCACGATAAATCAACATACAGATTAGAAAGAGAGGAAAAGAATGAGTATGGTATCCAATAAGGCTCAGGCAGATGCGAGAATACAGGAGATTTATACACAAATCGCAACCTCAAGGTCTGGCGTTCAATCATTAGAATCGGAACTACAGAACCTCCAGAATATGAAATTTGACGAAAACGGGCAAGTAATCCGAGAGTCAAGTCAGACCCTCCTCAAAGGGTAATGTTGTAAAAATACAACAAAAATAGTGCTTGACTATTAGGTCTACCCATAGTATAATAGTATTAACAGTTGAGGTAATTAGGTGGAAAAATAGCAGTAACGGCTGTTTGAGATAAAAAGTTGTCGGCAGCGGACGAAAACCCTCCGTTACAGGACGCCAAGACAATACCTAGTTACCGAAATCAAATTTTTGCGGTGTGGAGAAGTAGTCATCTCACTTGGCTCATAACCAAGAGATCGCAGGTGCAAATCCTGCCACCGCCACCAACGCTTGACATTTCGGCAGTATTCATGTATAATATAATTATAGTGAAAATTACGGAGATATTATGGGTACAATTAATACAGGTTATAGATGGTCAAAGTCAACTAGAAAAGCTATGTTGAGAAACAAAGGTGGTGCTAACGTAGCACTCAAAAGACCTAAAAAATCAGCAATCAATTATGTAACACCAGTTCAATC